CGAGCCTGCACCGTCCGCGCAGTGGCGCCGCTACCGGAGTTGATGTATCCGATCAGTGACGAGCCGGAGGATGCCGCCAGAACCGCCAAGGTGGCCGCGTCGGGGCCGTTGAGATTGTCGACGGTGTAGACCTCGACATCATCGGCGTCGGTCAGTTTGAGCTTGTATTGGCCGGTGCCAAACCAGACGTTCGCTTCGCCGCGAGAGTCAAGAATGACCGGGTTAGAGTTAGCCGTGCCACCGCCGTAATCGGTGTAGGTGGCAAGCGGGGTCGTGGTGCCGGCTGCATACGAGTACAACTTTCCGCCTGCCAGGGGGTTCCCGTTGGCATCGAAAAATTGCAGTTTCGGCGGTGTTGCAATAGAAGTCATTATTTACCTCGGTACGACTACCATCGTCGGGGCAGCCACATACGTCACCTTGACCGCATCCCACGGCGACAGGGTGAACATCCCGTAAAAACTGCCTGTACTATAAAACGAAGACCCATTGCGGGTAAATTGTAATTTTGATATGCCGCCCCCGCTAATCATCACATCCACGGGCGCTCCCGTGTCGTTGATGTAGGTGTAGGGCGACGCGCCAACTGTGAGCGTATTAGGGGCGACTGCCGCCCGCGTGGGCTGTGCTGGCACGAACGGCTGATAAGCCGCTAATTCGGCTTCCTGCGCGGTTGCAGCAAAGTTGCCGGATTGGTCAGACGCCTGCGGCGCAGTGGCGAACAAATCAACATCCGTAGCGCCCGTTTCAATGCGGGTAAACAGGTTCAGCAGGAACCGATACCACTCACGCGAAATAAGCCCGGTTCGCTCGTCGATGAACGAAACTCGAGGGGCAGGGATGTTGGTAATGTTAGGCATTGGTGCCGGACAACTCCAACTCTGCGCCCATAATGGCAAGTTTTACGGGGTCGCTACCGGACACTTCATACACGCGGTCGCGCAGCTTTAGCGTCATGCCAAGCCGCCGCCAGATGGTGCGATAGCCGTACTCCCCGATACGCCCCATCGAACGCCAATGTTCGTTTGACCAGGTATGCCCGCCATCGTCCGACCAGCGGAGCATAACTTGCGGGTTTACCCCAGTGGTGTAAGTAAGCGTCTGATCTTGCAGGATCAACGGCGATCCGTTCTCGCAAAGCAGTGCCGGCCCGTTTTGGCATAAGATGTCCTGCTGTTCGGTGTAGTCGTAACCCTCTAGGCCGACGCCCGTTTCGCAGTCCAACTGCAACGAATGGTGGGCAGTACGCTTTAGATTGTTTTGGCCGGTCGGCAGGGCGCGCCACGAACGAAGCCACTTCTGCGGCGAGCCGGCGTCCGAGTACACGTCAAGGTCTAGTGCATAGACTTTGCCGTTCTCAAAATCGCCAACCACGATTGAGTCGTTCCACGCCATCTGGCAGTTTGGCCGGTAGCGGATGAACGACCCATCGGAGAAGCCGGCTCGCTCGTGCCAGGCTCCCGTTGCTACGTCATACACCCACGTTCGGTTAAGGGTGGGGAAGTTGATGACGTAAAACGCATGGCCGTCCTGCTGATAGGTAAAGGCCACTGCGTCAGAAATATCACCGTACCCTTGGATCGAATACTCGACGGCGTGCGTCGATACGCGTTGTGCGTTGTATCCGTTGGCGCGGTAGATAACGCCCTTACCTCGAGCGTCGGCACCGAGCCAGAACAGGGTATTGTCTAGTTTGGCGACAGAAAACGCCGCCGCGCAGCCGATTTCGTTGTACGCGCCTTGGATGCGCTGAAACGGGAAGTCCGGCGTACCGGCGTTGTACCAAACCTCAACCGATTGCGTGCCAAATAGCCACAGTTCCCGGTGGTCGCAAAAAAGCGACACAATGCCGTCGGGCGAGCCTTCCGCGCTGGCAAAGTCCAGCGGGTCGATCTCGGTACCTTCGTACAGGCTTGTAATCCAGAACTTCTGGCTATTAGGCTCACTAAAAACAAAGTAGCCATCAAGGAACCCGACCATCTTGGAGCCGGGAAAGTCGATGTCGCTAATCTGTTGCAGTTCGTTGGTTAACTGGTTGTAGATGTATCCCAAGGGAGACGCCGCAATAAACATCTGCGTGCCGTTGTCCGCAATGGATACAGGGTCAGAACCCTCAATCGTGCCAATCAGCGTGGACGTGTAGTCGTTGTTTAGTTCGTACAGCGACGTACCAGAGACGACATACGCTTGGCCGTTGTACGTCCACATACCGCGAACAGGGCCGTTACCTACGGTCGCAAGCAACCGCAGTCCCGGCGCACGCATCAGATAAGCGGCTTCCTTGCCGCCATCTGGCGTGATTTCGGGAAACATATTGACCATCCGATTGTCGGCTTCGTTGATCGACCGAGCAACGTAGGATTGACCGAGAATCGGTGACTTCATCAGTAGTTACCTGCAAAAATATTGTATCTTTGCCTGGTTCCAACAATGCTGTACGGCAACGACATAATGTCGTCGGGGTTGTTCACACGCTTGAGATCGCGCTTGCTGGTCATGGCAATGCGCTGCACCTGCGACGACGGCTCTACGCCAAACTCCGGCGCAATCTCGCACGCAAGGTTGTACTTAAACGCACGCAGATACCCCGGCGGGAACGTCAAGTTCGTCGCAAGGTATGCGGGCTTGGACAGTTCTTCCACCGACACGAAGTGCCATTCGAGCACCTTGGTCGGTTTCGGATAAACGTACATTTCCACGTTGGGATAGGCCATGTTGACCCAAATCACCTGTGGATAAGTGCTAGTTACAGTCTTAACGGCAATGCCGTCGTACTGCTGCTGGTTAATAAACTTGATGCCGTAACTAATGCCGGACGCCGGGTCTTTGAAGTACGTCGAGTCGTCGAAGTACACGGGGCGATTGCCTACAAAGTCACCGGACGGGCCAAGCGTGCGAGACAACTCATACGGAGGCCATGAAAACACTTGGTCTTGCGTAGAAAATACCGACAGACGTTCGGTGTTCCACGAGTCAATCATTTGGTTGAGCGCGGTCAGCGCATCTTGCGACATGGCCGCAGTCGGGGTTTCACCCTCGGCCAAAACGCCTAAAAGGCGCAGTGCGCCGTTGATCTGATCCCCTGCGGTCGTAATCGCCATGCCTTACTCCTCCACGTCTACTTGACGGGACTTCCGACGCTTCTTTCCTTCCAGCGCATTAGCCGGAGCCGCAGGCTCGTCGTCCGAGGGCGTATCGGGATCATACCGTTCCCAGCCCTTTTCTTCATCTGCTGCAGCTTCCATTTCCATTACCGCTACTTTCGTCCCGTAGCGAGGGTGCTTCAGATAAATGTGCATGGGAGGGTTGGGGCGAGAGAGTTGCCTCCCCCGCCCCACTCCATTAGGCCGTGATGCCTACGTTTTTCAGAGCAACGCGCAGCGCGTTAATCGCCGTCGCAAGCTCCGTACCACTGGCGGTGTTCGTCACCGCAGTAATAGCAGCGGCCTGCGCGACCGGAGTCGCACCGAAGAACGCCGCCGTACCACCGGTTCCACCGATCTGAACGGGGACGCCAGCGCGGCCCACATTCATCGTTTCGCCGGAATTTCCATCACCAACTTGATAAGCCATTGTCGTTTACTCCTTTAGCCCCAGAGACGCACGGCGCCCGACGGACGGATGGTGTTGTAACCATACAGAACGTCGATACGGCACGGCATACGGTCGTTGTTGATGTCGTACTGACGCACAACACGCAGCGAGATGCCGTTGTGAACCTGGCGCGAAGCCATGTCCACACCCTGCGGCAGGATGAGGTCGGCGGTGGCAAACGTAATCGCATCCTTGTAGTACACAAGGTTTTGCGCGTACGAGCCGCCCGCATTACCCAGCATCGTCACCGTCGCGCCCGACTGCGGGAACGCGTTGATCGTGGCAAGGGCATTGGCCGAGGTGTACATCGCCGGCGACACCGTGAGGGTGGCGGTCGACGAACCAGAGGCCGCCGCAGTCACAGTGAACTGCTGGAGGCTGCCGGTCGACTGACGGGTCTGCGGGTTGACCGCGTACACGCCAGAAACGGTGAACACGTCGCCCACGTTCCAGGTCTTGCTCGCGCCGGTAAAGGCAATCGCAAGGCTCGTGGAGCCTTCGGTCGACACGGTGCTGCCGACGGTGATCGTCGTGCCCCAGCTGCCGTTCGTGTGGTTCACGATCGACTGGGACATATTGATCTCGTCGTAGCCCAACACGCCTTCGCCCATCATGCCGTTCTTGAACTGGCGGCTGATGGTCGGCTGCGGGTTGAACAAGCCCTTGAGGCCGTCCACGAGGCCGGCGTTCGCAGCGGGGTTAACCGTGGCGTAGCGCGGCGACATCGGAGCAGCGGACTCGTTGAGCTTCTGGTGGCCCTGCAAGAGCACGAGGGCGGTCGACGGAGTGTCTCCCGGCGTGCCAACCGACTGATAGATGCTCTTGTAAGCATTGGCAACGTCGGCATCGACGCTGGAAGCCAACTGGCTAACGCGAGGCTTCAGCACGCGCTCCGCGAAGTCATCCAACTGCATGGTGAGTTCGGCAGAGGTGAAGTTCACGCCAATGTGCTTCTGCGAAGCAACCGTGAGGGTCGTGTACTGTTCGTTGTCGTCCTGCACCTGCAGAGCGGCACCGTCCGTCACGAGGGCGCGATCCGGCAAGCGGATACGCAGGGTCGAACCAATCTTGGCACCTTCGACAGCGAAGCTATCGTCGTACTGACGGTTCACGTTACGGGTGAGTACGAGCTGGTTCTCGAAGATTTCGAGCGCCTTGCGCGTAATCATGTCAATAGTAAGCAGTGAGTTAGACACTTAAGTCTCCTTAAAAAATGATTAGCGGTTACGTTGCGCTTCCCACTTCTTAATCTGTCTCATGCGCTCGGCTTCGATCCATTCCGACGTGCTCATTTTCATGGAGCGTGGGTCAGTCGTATCGAGTACCGGAGCGCCAGAGCTTTTGGCCGTGACAGGTTTAATCGGCGGGGGCGCGTTAGTTGATCGTTTAACCGGCGGATTTTCGGCAATCTTTGCCTCAATTCGACCGATTTCCTTGGCTTGAAGGAACGGGCTTAAGCGGGCGATACGGTCGGCTTCTTTCGGATTGGAACCTAAGTAGTACGCTACATCGGGGCCAACATCAGATGCCTGTATCGTCTGTGCCATCACGTCTGTAATCGGCAGGTTACGGTTGTAAACGACTTGCTCGAAGTCGTCGTACTTCTCCCGAGCCTGCTCCTCACGGTCGTGATATGCCTCTACAAGAGCCAACTGTTCCCGCTCGGCCTCCCGACGGGCAAGAAGTTCCGCAGCCTTACGCTCGGCCAAAGCCTCTGCGTATGCGTCGGGATTCTCGTCCTTACTCGGAAGGTCAGCAGACGCCTCGGGCGAACCCTTGGTTTTTACTGCAGCCTCTCGTTCCCACTTGCGACGTTCCCGTGCAAGCCTTTTGCCTACCAGCGCGTCCAATTCCTCTTGGGTGAACGTCTTGGCAGACTTTTCTTCCGGCTGTTGTTCTTGAGCAACAACTTCGGTATCCGGTGCCGCCGTGGCTTCCGGTTCCGGCGCGGACGCAGCCGCTACAACTTCATTTTCGTCAGACATTTTGATTCCTTAAGAATCCCTGGTGAAACGCACCAGTACGGTTAAAGCGTACTAAATTCTATTGTGTGTTGCAAACGTGCAACAGTTATGCCCACGGTAGTGGTTTATCCACCACAGGAGGGTTAATCATCTGCTCAAGGTCGTAGGCAACCACGGCCTCGGTTTGTTCCTTGTTAAGGCCACGGGCGTAGACCCATTCTAAAACGTCGGCTTCCGTGAGGTTGGCGTAAGGCACGAACGGATCGCCCGCGCCCTCAAACCCCATGCTTCCCTTGATGCTGGCCGTCTTGCCGTCAGCAGACGCACTGCATGACCATTTAACTGTCACGACAACGTCCGGACGACCATCCTCAATGGGTTTGACCAGCATACTGTCGACTTTCCATACGCAGCTCATGCGGCACCCATTTCGGTTTCAACCCACGCCTGCGCGTCTTCGTCCCACGCATACATTTTGCCGTCGGTCGGCATCGGCACAGGCGCCTGCCAATCGGCGTTATCGTCTAGCGTCCACGACGGAAACGGCTTCGGCGCAATAAACGCATCCAGCGCCGGGTCGTACGAATATCCGATCCCCGCATAACGCTTCCTCATATTGCCGTTGTAACTGGTCTGCACCCAGTTTCCGCCAAACAGACGCTCGCAGAACGCACGGCCAATGGATTCTTTTTCCACGCCGTTTGCGTCCGAGTTGTCTTTGGTTGCCACGACAATAACGCGCTTAACGATATTGTTGTCATCAAGTTCCGCAAAATGAGCCACGTTCGTTACTCCTTCAAATGCAAGCCGGTAAGGCTTTGTTCGTCACCGACGTAGCCAACCGGGAAAGTGTTAAAAGCCAAACTAATACGAGTGTCATCACCCGTCACCGTCTGCACCATGTGGGTGAGGCTTGACGGAAACAATACCAATCCGCCCGTCTCAGCCTCAAACCACCACGACTCAGAGTTGTACAAGTTCCAATTATCGGTCGGCAGTTTGATGGTCTGGTAACCGTCTTGATAAAAGTAAATCTTGTCTTTGACGGCTTTCATGTACAGAACGCCGCTAATAAATGAGTTTGGATGGGCGTGCTTGTGATGCCACTGCCCCGGCTTGGTGTAGTTGAACCATGACTGCGTAACGCGCATGGATACGTCATGTTTTGGCGCATAGGTTGCCTTGACGTATTCATCCACGCACGCATCAATGAACGACTTGATGCCGGCAAGCGAGTCATGGCGCAAAACGTAGTTGTCTACGCTGGTCATGTTGCCCTCGTTGCCGCGCTGAGTCTGCCCAAGGCAAAACTCGGCTTCCTCAGTCGTAAACTCTCGACCAAGTTCAAAACGGCCTACCGGCGTCGGGAAGATGCCGTGCAAGTTCACGAGTTCATTGCCTGTTCGACTTTTTCCATTTGCGCTTCCATCGCCTCCTGCTGTTCGGGCAACAAGATCGTGTTAATGGAATCTTCAAACGCTTTGAGCTTCTCAATGGTTTCCATCACTTCTTCCATTGAGGGCTGCGGGCGCGGGTCTTCCCATCGAGTAAACCCTACGCCGCCCGTAATCTCCCATTTTGCGCCGGGACGCAAAAGGTGCATTGCTACGTTGATTCCCACAAGTTGATACGCTTTCATTAATTCACCTTCAAAATAACTATACCGGAACCGCCTGCGCCACTAGCAGCGGACGTTGGGCTACTCCACCCACCGCCACCGCCACCACCGCCCGTGTTGGCCGTGCCTGCAGTTCCTGCTGTAACTGTAGGCGTAGCCGCGCCTCCGGCCCCTCCGCCCCCAGACCCACCCGGCCCTGCAGCCGTTGGCCCACCTCCATGTGCGCCGCCACCACCGCCACCGGCATACGTTACAGACGAGCCAGAAATAGTTGATGCAGTTCCAGCGCCGCCGCCTCTGCTTGGAGAACCAGAAGCCGGTTGCCCCACCGCAGATGCGCCGCCGCCACCACCGCCGCCAAAATAAGGCGCTGAATATGCTCCATTTCCGCCATTATTGCCTTGCGACGGACTTACAGACGGAGTATTTCCAGCGCCTGCTGTTGCGGCTGTTGTCGGGCTATCTGCTAAAGTTCCACCGCCACCGGAGCCTCCAGCGCCACCTTGGCTAACGCTAGCGGAATATGAACTGCTATATGACCCGCCGCCGCCCCCGCCCGTGCTGGTAATTGTGCTAAATGTTGAATCGTTGCCAGCGCCGCCGCGTGTTGATGAACTAACGCTAGAGCCGCCAGCGCCAACGGTTACAACATACGCAGTTCCAGCCGTAACAGATAACGCGGTGCCTGTTCGGAATCCACCTGCGCCCCCGCCACCGCCAATATATCCACCACCACCACCACCGGCTACAACCAGATAGTCCACCGTGGTCGCGCCCGTGGGAGCAGTCCATGTGGCTGTGGACTTAAAGATGATTGGGTTTCCGATGGGTAGAGCGTAGGAAAGGATGACGATGCCAGAGCCGCCTGCGGCCGCATTAGACGGACTGTTTCCACCATTTCCACCCCCTCCTCCGCCAGTATTTGCTGTTCCTGCAACTGCGCCGGGAGAAGAACTTTGAGCGCCCGCGCCTCCGCCACCTGTGCCGCCGGTAGAGCGAGTTTTGCTTCCGCTATCTGTGCCGCCACCGCCGCCGCCAGCATAAGTGACTGACGATCCAGAAATAGTTGACGCTGTGCCGTTACCACCATTTCCGGCTCCGCTGCTAGTAGCCGCGCTTCCAGCCGCACTTGCTCCGCCGCCTCCACCGCAATTGGTATATGTTGAAAGGTCGGAACTTCCGGCCCCGCCGTTATTTCCTTGAGAAGGACTAGTTGAGGGCGTGTTTCCAGAGCCGCCTGCTCCATTCGCAGAGCCGCCACCGCCGCCAGAACCGCCGTTAGCGCCAACATTTGCGGGCGCGTTTAACCCGCCGCCACCACCGCCGCCTGTAGATGTAATGGTGCTAAATATAGAATCGTTGCCATTTCCGCCTTTATTTGCGCCATACGCAGCCGCACTTCCGCCCGCACCAACAGTAATGGTGTAATCCGTTCCAGCGGTAACTGCCAAAGCGGTACCAGTTCTAAATCCTCCAGCACCTCCTCCACCACCATATCCGCCACCACCACCGCCACCAGCAACAACTAAATAATCAACGCTGGTGACGCCCGTAGGCGCAGTCCACGTTCCGCTGGCAAGGAATTGCTCGATGACGGTGTACTTTGCCAACGGCCATGTCCCGGCCTTGATGTACTGCATGGCCTGGCTCAATGTCCAAATGCCACTCGCAGCCGAAGTAGTCGGCAGCACAGGCGACTTGGTAATGAACCCACCGATGTATTTTTGAGACATTAGTTGACCTTAATAATTACGATGCCCGAGCCGCCTGCGCCGCCAGCATAAAGTGTTGGCGCAACTCTACCGCCGCCACCACCGCCGCCGCCTGTGTTTGCGGTTCCACTTGTTGCAGAACTAGGGCTAGTTCCATTCCCGCCAGCTCCACCACCACCAGCACCACCAGAACCTCCAGTTTTTGTCGTAGAACTGCTATTCGCGCCGCCACCACCGCCGCCTGCGTAAGTTACCGACGTTCCGGACAAGGTTGACGCAGTACCATCTCCACCGTTGCCGCCGCCTCCACCAGAAGAAACGGTTGCGCCTACTGCTGATGCCCCGCCGCCGCCGCCTTGATTGTACGTTGCTGGGCTTGCGATATATGCGCTTGTGCCGCCAGAATTGCCTTGCGAGGGCGTTGTGGCTGGCGTATTGCCAGCGCCTCCTGTTGCTGCGGTATTTGGCGTTTCGGCAAAAGCCCCACCTCCACCAGATCCTCCAGATCCGCCCTGCGAAACACTAGCGGAATACGGCAGGCTATACGAACCACCACCACCGCCGCCTGTTGAAGTGATAGTGCTAAAAACAGAATTTGACCCGCTCGATCCTCGCGCCGCAGTTGAAGCACCATTTCCACCAGCACCGACGGTAATCGTGTAATTGGTTCCGGCAGTAACTGAAAGTCCTGTGCCAGTTCTAAAACCACCAGCGCCACCACCACCGCCTAAATATCCACCACCACCCCCGCCGGCCACGACAAGGTAGTCGACGCTCGTCGCGCCAACGGGAGCAACCCAAGACTTCGATGATGTGAACGTAAAGGTCGCGGGGCTTGTCATCGAGTACGACAAGATGACGATGCCGGAGCCGCCTGCTGCGCCAGCTGAATTAGAACCACCGTTATCTCCACCGCCACCGCCTCCGCCAGTATTAGCGGTTCCTGCAACAGCGGCTGACGGAGCAGTAGCGCCTGCGCCACCACCACCGGAACCACCGGTGGTGGCAAGCCCATAACCTTGGCCGCCACCACCGCCGCCTGCGTAGGTAACGCTGCTGCCGCTAATTGTGGATGCGGTTCCTGCGCCGCCGTTGCCGGATGTTGCTCCTGCCCCTGCGCCGCCGCCGCCCCCGCCGTTGCTGGAGCCAGTCGCGCCATCGCGCCCCTGCGCGGGTGTAACTGACGGAGTGTTTCCTATCCCACCGCTGCCGCCGGATGCGCTAGTCCCGTCGTAAGCGCCGCCCCCGCCGGAGCCTCCATTACTTCCATTTATTGCCGAGCCTGGGTTATATGGACTTCCGCCGCCACCGCCTCCGGCTGAAGTAATAGTGCTAAAAACTGAACTTGATCCAAGATTGTTTGCAGCTCCGCCTGCACCAACTGTTACGGTGTAATCAGTTCCAGCAGTAACAGAAAACCCGCTACCAGTTCTAAAACCGCCAGCCCCACCGCCACCTCCGGTGTAATCAAGAGTAAGCGGGACGCTAAATTGGCCTGATCCACCGCCGCCGCCCCCTGCAACAACAAGGTAGTTCACCGAAGTCACGCCCGTAGGCGCTGTCCATGTTTCCGACGAGGTAAAACGCTGAACGATTGTGACTGTTGGAAACGGCCATGCCGAAGCGGCTATGGCTTGAAACTGCTGTTGCAGTGTCCATGACCCAGAAGCCGCAGACGTGCTGGACGTTGCGGCGGTGGCCGAAAGGATTGACCCCTTATAGCGGAGCGACATACGTCGGCCCCTTACGAAATATCTTCGTAGGAGATGCTATACGTCAGCGCACTGCCAGTGCCGGAGGTAATGCTAATTGAGGTGCCTTCCATAAGGTAAATCGCAGTCGTTTTATCAACCGCAACCAACGATGCGTTTGCCGGAACAGAGATGGTGGACACCACCGGGTATGCCGTGCCACCAGACGGGGCAGAGCCTTGAGCAACCGCGCCGTTGGTGTAAATCGACACCGTGGCGTTTGCCGCACTACCCGTGGTGTTTGCCACAACAAGCTGGTTGATCTTGTAGACTTTACCGCTTGATGCCGCGTTAGCCAACAACACAACTGCCGACGTTCCGGTTGGCGTGTAATACGTCGTTGTGCCGTAGATGGTAGAGACGTTAACAATGTTTGGGTTAGCCATCGACCAGACTCCTTAAAATCCGAAAATCATCGCCATAGCGATTGATTTGCCGGTGGAAACGCCGGTTGAGGCTATTGTAATACTGCCCGCACCGTTCGTGATTGTGACATTTGATCCTGCCGTCAAAGTTGCACGGGTAAAGCCCGTACCGTTACCAATGTCGATCTGACCATTGGTCGGGGTCGACGTGAGGCCAGTACCGCCATTTGCAATGCCCAGCGTGCCGGTAACGCCCGTCGAGAGCGGCAGCCCCGTGGCATTTGTCAGCGTGCCGCTTAGGGGCGTGCCAAGCGCGCCGCCGTTAACAACAAACGCACCAGCCGAGCCGGTGTTAACGCCAAGCGCAGTAACTACGCCCGTGCCGGTCGTAATCGTTGACGGGGCAGTACCTGCGCCGCCGCCAACCACAAGCGCGTTTGCAGCAAGCAAGCCAGACGACGCAATCGTGCCGGTGGCCGAGTAGTACAGGACGCCGCCGCTAGTGCCACTCGTGGTTCCCGTACCGCCACTGGCGACGTTGACCGTACCAGCAAGCG